CGGCAGTACCAAAAGCTTCAGCACCACTAGCATCACCACCATAATGAGCAACCATTGTGAAGATTAATCCACTTGGGCCAGTCATAGGTTGAACACCAACGATATCATGAGCGATTAAACTAGGCATAGATCTACGAACTAAGCTAATTAATACAGGGTCATATGCATTAGGAACTTGAGCTGTACCAACGGTATTAACTTCTTGTAGTTCTTGAGCAGTGTTTTCTAAAATACGTAAAGTTGTATTACGTACAGTAGCGTTTTCGATTTTTGGAAGAGTTGATTCGTCAAGCAATGGTGCCCACTTTTCTTTCACTTCTTCTGTCAAAGCAATATTATTTTGCATTTCAGTTTTTCCTTTATTTTAAATTTTTACTGTTTTAGCACTTTTAGGGCAGCACTTATAAGGTCATCATTAGCTGCAGGAGCTTTAACTTCCTCTTTAGATTTATCTTCATCACCTGTTTCAATGATTAAAGCCTCTTCTAAATTCGTTTCTTTTGTATCATCTTCTTTCTTGAAATAAGATTCTTTTAAAGTTTCTAATTTCTCTTGGTAAGATGCTACATCAGAGAATTCAACGCCTTCAGCTAATTCTTTAAGTTTTTCAACTTCTGTCTCAGCTAAATCGCTAGATACTTCTGAGAAAACCATAACAGCTAAAGCTTCGTTAAGTTTTTTCTTAGTATCAATTTCTGATTCTACTTTTTCATCTAACTTAGCTTCAAGTTCTTCAACTTTTTCAGCAAGGTCAGTTACTACGTCAAAACGTTCTTCTGGTACATCAATATAAGCGTTAGCAAATACTTCTTGTAGGTCTTCAATGAAGCCTTCAGTGATTTCAGTACGAGCACCGTTTTCAATAGCTAATTCGTTTTCTTTCATCCATTCAGTTACAACATAGTCAAGATAGTCATCAATCTTTGATTCCATTTCTTCTTGAATTTCTGTACGTGCTTCTGAAAGAGAAACTTCGTTTTGTTCTTTAAGTGATTCTGACAGTTCTTGTATTTTCGCATTTACGGCAGCTTCAAAAATTGTAGCAGCTTTCTTTTGGAAATCTTCTGATAGTTCTTCACCATCTAACAAAGCTTCCATATGCTCTGACACATTAACTTTCAAATCAACTTCTTTAGTTTCCTCAGCGATAGTAACTAATTCACCAGCTTCAAACTTAGCAGTTGCTTCGTCTAAAGTTAGAGATGTATCACAAGCAGAACAAACATGTTTGTCTTCTGTAATATCCATTACTTCTTCGCATTCAGGACATTTAAACTTTTGCATTAATGTTCCCCTATTAAATAACAAAATTGATTAATTAAATTAATATATATTTATATATACTAGTATTTATACAAATGAAGATCTCTATTTTAGAAATCTCTTAATTTGTCCATAAAAGACCCAAATGCTTTGATTTGAGACTCAGTTTTATCTTCATCTATTCTTTTAGATAAAGATTTTTTTGCTATAGCTTTAGCTTCATCCATAGCTTTTTTATCTTCTTCTTCTTTAGATTCAACTAAAGCACCATCTTTCCATTCATAGTTTACAGATTCATATATACCATCTACCCATGCATCATGAGCACTTGGATCTGTAACCACGTCAACACAACATAGATTGAAATCATCTTGTACGATTTTTACACCATTTGATTCTTTTAATGAACCAACACCACGAGATGAAACACCTAATGAACCACCGCCTTCAACTATACCACGAACAATTTTTCCCATTGGAGTATCTAGAATTTTAGCTTTTCCTACCCAATTATTACCTTCTTTTTTTAATTCAGTAATAAGATGAGATACACGTTCTGGATTTATTTGTGTTGTTGGTGGATGATTTAATTCACCTAAAGCGCGACCAGTATTAACATATTCTTTAATGTATTTATCTACAGCAGTTCCCATTACAGAAGAAGGATATACTCGGCCATTACGATTTTTTTTCTCTTCTGTCATGAAGACACCAGAAATATATAAATCTTTTTTACCTGTAGCTTCATCAATAACTTCTTCTACAATATATGAATTAACATCATTCTCTGTTATTAATTTCATTTTATTTTTCCTTCTTTTTCTTAGAAGATTTCTTCTTTGAAGCTTTTTTCTTAGTAGCTTTCTTTTTAGAAGTCTTCTTTTTAGTAACTTTTGTAGCTTTTGTAGCTTTCTTTATAGGTTCTTCTTTAACTTCAACCATTTCTGTTTCAACTACAACAGATAAACCACCACCAATATCAATAGTATCTTTCTTTTCATCAATTCCAAAGAACAGTTTAATTGCGTTAATTATTTTTTCTATAATGTTCATAATATATTATCTCTTCATTAGTGAAAGCTTACGCTTTCTATTAGCTGATATTTTTGTAGCTTTACGTTTACGAGCACCTACACGAGCTGATTTTTTAAATTTAGCTTTTTGAGCACCTGATATGCGAGTTTCACGACCTGTTTTTTGGTCTACATGTCTACCAGCTACTTTTTTAAACATTTTCTTTTTCTTCATACCACGTACAACAACAACTTTCTTGCTTTCTTCGATCTTGTCGTATGCTTTTACTAGAAGAATCTCTTTAGCTATTTTAGAAGCTTCTGAGATTTTACCATCAGTCAGAGCTATGGTTAGTTTCTTGATTAGAGACATCGCTATTTACCTTTTGTTTAAATACAGAACTTCTGCTGTAATCTTTATATTTATCAATCATGCCGTATGATTTTTGAGACAACGCGCTCTTAATCATATCACCAAATTTTGTAACAGAACTTAAATCATATTTCATTTTTCTTCTACCTTATCTTGTTCTTCATCATCACTAGGTTTTTCTTCATCTTTCGGTTTAGGAGCAGGAGCAACAGGAGCTTCTTTATCATCAACCTCTTCCTCTCCAAAATCACCTGTACCATTTGCATTAGCCTCAGCTTCTACATAGTCATTAATTTCGCCAGCTTTCAATTCCTCAGCGATTTCTTTATCAATTTCTTCGATTTCTTCTTCTGTCTGTTTCAATATGTTCTTACGAATATATGCAACACTCCAATATCTACCGACATAATCATTGATACTTTCTAGCTGTTCTACTCTACCTGAGAATATTTCTGATTCTTTTAATTCTGAGAAATATGAATCTTGGTTATAATCGAAGGTAATTTCATTTTTAATTGAAGCCCAATCAGCATCAGTTATAATTTTCTTAATAATTAGTTGTGTGTATAAAATATCCATAAACAAATAAGAAAACTTCTTACGTAGTTTAGTTATAAACTTACCAAACTTAACTTCATCACGCGTAATTTCACTTGATCTACCGAGACCGAATGTAGCACCTTCATCTAAACGAGATACAGGAATATGTAATGCTTTATATAATTTGTTTCTGAAATATAGAACTTCGTCCATATCCGAGAATCCATTAGCAGTATCTAATGTAGATACCTCTGTACCACGACCACCATCTCTACGAGGTAACCAAATATCTTCTAACATTGATAAATGATGTGCGTTATTTTTTACAGAACCAGTATTAGCGTCATAAACAGCTTTATTTTTAAAGTTGTTCATAAGACCACGCATATAAGATTCTGCATTAGTCTTAGATAGTTGACCTACATCAACATAAAATACTCTACGAGAAGGAGCACGAGCTATTTTATATATAGCTGTAGCATCTTCAAGCATACGCATTTGGTTGTGTGGTTTAATAGATTTATGTAAGTAAGATAAAACTAAATTTGTTTTTGGGTCAAAGATACCACTATGTACATATGTAATAGCTTCTGCTGGTATCTTTAGAATTTTAACAACTGACTGAGAACGAGCCTGTTGATTCTGAGTGTTATTTTCTGATTTATTGGTGTATGTATAATATGTTTCACCTTTACGGAAAACTTCTACACCATTTTCTTTTATTGTTTTATCTTCTTCAACAACTTTTTTGATATTTGAAGGTTCGATATATCTTATCTCTTTAAGACCTTCTGATACTTTATTATTGTTTACTATTTTATGGAAATATATTCTTCCATCA